CAGCTACCGCAGGACGACATGACCCGCTACTCCATGGCCCAGATCGCCCGCGAAGGCCCCACCCCACTACTCTCCGACCGCGCGATCCGAGACCGCATCCTCGCATTACAGGACGCGGATCAGATGGACGACGCCATCAAGGAACAGATGGCCGAGCGCATGCTGCCCGAGGCGGCGCTATGGACCCTCCTGCGTGCGGCAGAGCGCCAGGGGCGATCGGACCTCGCGAAGTTCTACCTCGGCGAATTGATGAGCGTGCTGATGCAGAAGCGTCAGATGGCAGAGCAACGAGCAGCACCCCCAGCGCCGCCACAGCCTCCTATGGGGCCACCTATGCCCGGTGAAGGCCCACCTATGCCTGGCGAAGGTCCGCCCATGGGTCCGCCTCCCGGTGGCCCTCCAACCATGGCACCAGAGGTGATGCCGAACGCCATGATGGGCGTTCCTCCGCCTATGCCCGTACCGCAACCGGGTCCAAACGTGCCACCAGGCACGCCACGTCCAGGGGCTCAGGGAGGTCCGTAGATGCCACATAACACCGACCATGTCCCTGACCTATTCGAGTCTGTCTACACGGGCGCACCGGAAGCTGTCATCTACGATATGTGGTTTGACGACCTGACGTTTGACGCTGCTATGGATAACCATATCAATCAAATATTTGGGTACGGTGATACAGCTACTCTCGATCCCTTTGAGATAGAGAACAATGATCCGTTCGCGGTGGAGAAGGCCGTCTACCAGAAGGGAGTAGAAGCCCGAACGGGCGCTCCCATGATGGGGATGCTGACTCCGTGGGGTCCGAGTCTCGAGCAGAACGAGGTCGATAGCCTCATCGGTCTCTACCCTGGCATAGATGCCCTCGGTGGCGCAGACCCGTACGACTTCGATGCAGCTTTCAACAGTACTGATATGGTACTGGATTATGCCGGTGACGGGATAGATGACCTGCTCAATAGCATCGATGACGCGGCAGTCGATAACGGCTGGATCGATAGTCTCAACTCGATGTGGGATACGGCAGGCGATTGGCTAAACCAACTTAATCCACTCTCACCCGAGATTGCTTATGCCTCACCTCTTGATAGAGTAAGCGCGCCTGAAGAAGATCGTGGAGGCGCATTCGACTGGCTCAATACTGCCGCTGATTTCGTTACGGATACCTTCGAGAACCTAGGTCGTGACATTTTCGGAATGTCATCCGGAATATCAGGAGCATCCGCAAGTCATATGGAGCAAGTGGTCCAAACGACAGCAGCGAACCAGGCCGTGGCCGATCTCCATAGCGATTTTCGTAATACCGAATCTATCACCGAGTTTCTCTCGGATCTCACTGCCTCGCTTACAGACCCGAATCCATGGGCATTGCCAGAGGATGTGCGGATATTCGTCAATCAGTTGCGAGATCAGGGCACATCAAGCTTCGTCATAGACTCGATAGACAACATACTTGGACAGATAGAAAGAACCAATACTACGATTGCTGATGGCGGACCGGGCATTCAGCCAAATCTCGCAATAGACTACTCACCGACCACTGTGTCTAGCGGAGGCGGCGATACTGGTGGTATGAAGAGTGGATACTTACCTTTTGGAGGAGGGGGTCTTGACCAGAGTCTACCGCGTGGAGACCGGCCTGCCGAAGACCTTGCCAGTGCGATGACGTACTGGGGTACGCTCGATGAAGATGATAAGAATGCAGTTAGTGACGCTATGAATGAGCAGCAATTAGGCAATGTCGCCAATGCACTCGATGTTGTTTTCCCCGGATGGAATCCTACTGATCCTGTCTCTACTGCCCTTACCCCTACGACGGATAAGCCTACGCAACCATTGACCGTGACAACCCTTCCTCACGGACCGGAGACAATGACACCTACCCCTACGCCGCTCGATCCCTTAACAGATGTATTTAGAAGTCCAGGGGCAGATATCTCACCGCACTCGATCATATTTGAAAGACAGTTCAACCAGCTAGAAGGCTCCTCTTCACACAATGCACAACAGGTACTTCCACACCTCAGTGCTGATGCTGATGTGCATTACTACCTCACGCGACCTCCATCGGTAAGCGGGGTTACCGATTACGGAGTAATCCCAGAGTACGGATGGGGAGGCGAGACGGAGATGGATGCCGAGCGTGACCAAGACCGAATGACCGACTATGGCAAGTATGTAGGCGACTTCCTCGGTGATATATCTGTGCTGACTAGCGAAGAGACTCGTGAGAGCGTACGTGAGATGGTAGATGCGATGTCAGCACTCGAAGGTCTATCGTACGATGATCACCAACAAATTGTGAGTGAAGCGGGGCCTGATCTGGCGTGGCAACGAGCCGCATTTATAGACCCAACCGATAGTAAAGCTATAAACCGTACCGGTGCGTTGATTGGGACCTACATCTCGCCAAAAGGAGCAGGCCGATACGACATCATAGAGAATCAGAAATTGATGACAAGCGGGCTTTCTTCATGGGTACGCTCTGGCAGATCAGTCGAATCATACCTCCGAGCATATGTGAAATAAGGAGAGAACTATGGCAACGCTCGAAGATATCCTGGCCTCGTATGGTGCTAGCGTCACAGGGATGCAACAACCTGGGCAACAGTTCTATCAATTCGCAAGCGGTATGGCCCCAGGCCCAGCACGGCAAGCTTTCTGGGGGCAACAAGATCCACTAACCGCGAGATGGCAGTTGCGGCAACCTGAATATGGTGGTCAATTTGCCAACTGGCTCGGTGCCTATGGCGCTGGTGGAGGTATAAACCCTGGATTTAATTATCCCGCAGTCCCTACTGGAACGAACCTAGGAGTTACTCCATTAACAGGAGCCGACATCCGTAATAGGGCATATGCCGCCGCTGGCCTGGCAGGGATGACGGCTGATCAATTCTTTGATTACTCTGCCATTCCTAGCTATGGGTCCGCATACTATGGATTGGGGACACCCAATTACGCAGCGATACAAAATCTGACACCGGCGGAGCTTGCTCAATACCGAGAGACCTATGGCACCGGAGCAGAGGCTGGCACGAACGTCCAAAACCTCATCAAGCTTATGGCGATGCAACGCCCCGATGAGATGGGCGGTGAGCGCCAGTATGCTGGAGCCACGGGCCAAGCTATCTCTAGCCTTGTCGATGAACTCTTCACCGCATACATAGGGCAGAATCCAACAGCAGGAGCGGGAAGTTTCCTTCAGTGGTGGCTCGATGCGAGCAAGCCAGCGGTGGCGGCTGGCGAAGGGAAACCGGCTCAGGCAGCGGGGCGGTTGGCATTCGGCGGGTAGGGAGAACATGGCATGGAAGAGAATGTATTCGGTGATTTCCTAGCCAATAGCGACTGGGGTTCGATGCTATTAAGTATGACGGAGCCAGGGTATGTCGCAGGTCTTCCGCAGTACTACAGTTCACTTGCCGGTCAGCGATTCGGTGCAGCTAGCCCGAGCCGCGGACGTTACTTCCAGCAGGCCTACAACGATGTCTTCGGCCAATACATGGGAGCGTGGGGAACCGCAATGCGTGAGGGAAGAGAGCCAGCCTCATTCGAACAATTCCTCGAAACCGACCCATGGACGAAACGGTATGGACAGTTGCCTCAGTTCGAGCGCGGCGTGACCAAGACCTACACCGATCCTAGGACAAGGCACATCTTCTACTAATGGCTCTCACAGACCAAGAAATAGAGGACAGGCGGAAGCGCATCGAAACCCGAGCAGGCGGTCGTGGGTTTTCCATGGATCAGCTAGGGCCACTCGCGCCTGTTGCACGAGCGGCACTTACCGCCCTTGACTATACACGCCATGGAGTAACCGAGGATATCCAGCGTCTCGGTGAGATGCGTGAGACCTACGACGAGCGAGGATTAGGAGGGCTCGCCTCTCATCTCGGGAGAGAGATAGGTAGCGATGTCCTCGACTTCACATCCGATATCAGTAAAGGTCTGATACCGGAGGGGTGGGGAGAGCGTCTCGATCCATCAGATGAGACACAGATGGGATTGCTCTTGGAGCAAACCAAAGAGGATTGGCGTCGCACCGAAGGACGTGAGCCTTCTCTCGAAGAGCAGTACATGATGAAAGCTGACATCCAAGATGCTGCTATGCCGGGACTTACCGAGCGCCGCAAACTCGGCCCATGGGAATTTTCGAATCGTGCACTGATCGAAGTTGGCGCAGATATTCCCACGATAGCAGCAGAGGTAGCACTCACTGGAGGATCGGCAGCGGTGGGCAGGAAAGCCCTTCAAGCGGCTACTAGGGCCAGCGTGAAGATCGCACAGAGCCAAGCAGGCAGAGGTGCTAAACGAGAGGTCGCTGGCCGTGCTGCTGGCAAGGCAGTATCTGTTGCTGGGCATAGCGTCAATCAGATATTCCATATGCCTCGATATACCGATATCGCCGTCGGAGCCACAGTAGGCAGGGCTCTAGGCTTGAGTGTTTATCTTCCTTGGAAGGCGACTACGGGGACATGGAAAACAGGAAGGATGCTTATTGATCCCAGCTTGTATCCGACAACTGAAGGCGGGCTGAAAGTAGCGGTGAACTATTTCCGCCGGGATGCACTGAACCGTGGTGCGCTGGGTTCGGATGTGAACCGCAGGGCAACGAATGTCGTCGAGAAAGCTGCCAGAGAAGGCAAGCTCAATGAGAATACTCAACTTCATTTCGGACAGCGCGGAGCTGACCTATGGCGTAACGAAGCCCTAGACAGTGCTGGTGCAGACGGCACGCCGTGGTGGAGAAGAAGGTTCTGGGGTACACACCCGAAGGGTAGTGATCCTACCCCACCAACAGGCAACGCTATCTATGATTCCTTTAGGCCTGTCGATGCCTCTCCAGAGGGACAGAGGCTACTCAATAAAGATCTATCCAATATGGAAATGATCCACGATAGCGTTGTTCAGATCAGACATAATCTCACTGAGTTCTTGAGAGGGATGAAGGAAGCTCGCTTCGGTGTCAAAGCCAGAGTCGATCCAGAGGCAGTAGAAAAAGCGAGTAGATCGTCTAGGTTTGGCAGACGCGTAGGGGAAACTATCACGACGGTGCAGGATCAATGGCTGAATCGACAGGAAGCATTGATTGCCAAAGCCAGGTCGCAGACCTACTTCTACATCGGCGCTCTCGAGAAAGCAGGCATGTTGCGTTGGAATGTCGGGGGCTACACGGGACGTGCAGCCGAGCAATTCGATGAACAAGCGGAATTAACTCTTGCTAGTGGAAACAGCTTTACCGGACTTGTTAGAGGTAGTGCAACGGACGCTCAGAATCGTGGGAATCATAGCGTCGTGCTGCCTGACATACCATCTGCCGTAGTTCCACCGGACGTAATAGAGGCCACCACTGTCGGAAGTAGGCATTTTGCAGTTCAAAATAGATTATTCGAGGAAGGTATCGGTGAATCTGGGTACACCTTGCGTGGGCATACACGGATAAATGTAGAGTCCATGACGGGACTTCCTACCTACTACCTCGATAACACAGGCAAAGCTGCCGGTCCTATACATCAGGTCGACCGTTACGATGCTGCTGGCAATATCCTAACCACCAGAGACCCAAACACCAACGTGGTCTTCAATCAGACAGAGTGGGTTGCCGATAATCTCGATCCATCCATAGGCGATATCATCGAACACCTTGGCCTCTATAGGTCTCCACTCCGGTCTGTCAGGAACGTTGTACAGCGCATCGATGGGCAGGGGAATCCGATAGAAGGCGACTGGATGAATGCCTACGACGTATTCGAGGAAATGGCGAACATCGCCCGTGAACTCGAGACTGCCCTTAGTGCTGCTGGATCTGGTGTAACCCACGCATTCACTGGTCGGTCTATAAGCTCTGGAGGAACCTATTACCCGAGGAATGCCATGGGTGGGGGAAAGGTAACTGACAGTCATTTCCCAATGGAAGATCCTCAGCCGGAACTCGCATTCAAAATAGATGAGACAGGCCAGTTCCTTCCTACCACCCATAGCAAGAGGCGGCAGTTTACCTCTCAAGCAGAAGGCCAATGGGCTGGGCAATGGTATATCGATCCATCCATGGCGATGGACGACTACGCCACCTATGTCGCCAGGCACATCATGGCGGTCAAGTCAGGCCAATTCGTTTCTCGTGTAGCTGATGCATACGACATCCCTAATGGAACAGTTGATGATCTGCTAAAGGATAGCGACGGGTATCAGCATCTCCTGAAACAGGGCCAGGAGCTTGAAGATGCTCTCGCGTATGCGGTAAAGCGTCAGCGCGATATCAATCCAAAAGGTACGGGACAGAAGATAAACAAAGCCGAAAAACTTTTCCAGAGTATGAATTATTGGCTTCGTTTACGTCCTATCTACGGTAACAACGATGTCGGGATGAATAAGACCATCTTCGAGCACCTGGATACTCTTCAGCAGCAGGCCAATGAGTGGGTAAAAACAGTAAAAGCAGCGAAGGGCGAGTGGGCTATCGCGACTAGAGATGTGCTTCGAATATCGAATGCAATGACAGCTTATAAAAAGGCTGTTGACGACGCGAAGGAAGCCGTACTCAAAGACTACAAAAGCATTTCCGGTGTCGCTGAAGCTACCGGCACGGGCCTCGAAGGATTGTATTTCCCCAAGGTCTTAGCTCAGTCCATATTGTCCTCGAACCTCGTTCGTGAAAAAGCCAGTGATGCTATCTTTTTGGCTAGGGTCAACTCGTACATGAGGATGGTCGGTGCCACAGGTGACTTCAGCGCTTTCGGCATACAGGGATGGACAGGGGTTCTAGGGGATACCCTTGATCGTGCCGGAGTGATAAATCTGCGTACTGGTGCGAATGAGATAAAGATCGATAGGCGAGGGGACGCCTTCACTGCGCTCAGAGCAAGCTGGGATGCTTTTGGTAACAATGGAGACCAAGTTGTCGGTGAGTACTTCTGGCGGCAGGAGCAGATGGCCCTCCAGATGGGCACGCTAACTCCGACAGATGCTGCGAATGCTGGCCTCGCGATACTGAAGAATGCACCAGACCTTAATTACACTAGCGCTGCGGGACTTCGCTCTCTACCCGGAATCAAAAAGTTCGACAGAGTATTTACGCACTACGGCAACGTATTTCGATATGAGCGCTTCGATACCGATATGGCTATCGAGATGATGCGTACGGGCAAGACCGCGCAGCAACTAATCCAAGATGGTACTGCTACCGAGATAGCTACGGTTGCAAACTTCATGTCAGGTGTGGGGAGACGTGGGTTTCTCGGCACGCCTGGTCAGATGCTGTTGTTCGCCCCTCGTTTTCTCCATGCACGCATGAAGATGCTCTCTCTTGCAGCACAAGGATTGATGCCAGGGGTTACGAAGACTACGCAGCAAAGGGTTGCGGCTCAACATCTGAGCAGGGCATTCGGCAATGCTACCTATCTGACATTCATGATCAATGAACTGTTGGGGGAAGAGACCGATATCAACCCGTTCGTTAGGAATCAAGCCACGAAACAGTGGTACTTCAATCCCAACTTCTTGCGTGTCCATGCCGGACCGATAGATGTCAGCCTTTTGGGGCCATGGGATGGCATGCTGAGACTTACGACGCTTCCTCTCTTGATACTTGCGAATGTGGGTCAAGAGGGTTGGTCAAGCCTCTCGGCTCTACGCAGTGCTGTCAGTGCGCCAGGAACTGGATACGGTCTGGATATGGCTTTCGGATCGGATGTTATCGGCAGAAGCACGGCACCGCCGAAAGATTCTTCTCTAGGGGAACAAGCTGCATGGTTTCTTGACCAATTCGCTGAACACCTAACACCTTTCGCCTGGTCCGAGTTTGCCTTCAGTCAGCCAGGCCAGCAATCGATTGTAAGCAGAGTGTTCGGTGGTTTTAATGAGCTAACGAGCGACCCCCTGAAGGGCATCGGCACGATAGCCGCCGGAGTAGGCCAGACTGCCGGACAGCTTATGGGTGTTAAGAGCGCATACGAGACTATCAACGAAGCGAAGAACGAGGCATACAACGATATCCTCGAGAACATGAACCATGAGCAGAAGTTACAGGTCTTCGGCGTTGATACGGGCGCGATGACCGAGGAAGAGATGGAGCAGCTTTGGGCGCAGGCAGGCGAAGCCTGGTGGAAACGTGCCGTCGATATCGGAGAGGACTGGAGTGTCAGCATCTCGTTCCGGGGACGCCTCGGCGATCAGGTTCCTAAGTGGGAAGACATAGCGAATGACCACAAGAAGAAGATCAAAGAGATGATCTCCAGCGGAGCATTCAAAGACGTGATGACTCCCGAAGAGATGGCTGACTTCGAGTCGAGGATCAACGAACGCAGAGCGCGCAGTGCAAGTGCCTATGATCAGTACAAGCTAGAGAGAGAGGCAATAGATAGGCGACAGCTAGATGCGGTGCGAGCGATTGAAGATGCTTATAACAACCCTGACCCAGGATGGCGAAAGGGGTTGATTACCGTTACTTATATCAATGAGGACGGGGAACAAGTCACTGAGGATGTAAACCTATGGCCTGGAGATCTCAAAGCGTATTCAAAGTATATGAGAACGGTGAATGGCAACTTCGCCAAAGCCAGGCGTATCCTTACTGCACCGGGAGGTACGTATTACAAAGTAGTTGAGGATTTGTTCGGTGAGGGTGAACTATCGAGAAACGTCAGTGAATGGGACGTAGATATCTACGATGCAGCCCAGTATTTCTATTTCGACACCTTCTATGAAGAGACGAAAGATAAAGAAGGCAAAATCCTGCCGTCGATAGTAAGTGGTCTCGACGGAACGATTGATTGGAATCTGAAGGACAAGAAGACCGAACACTGGTACAAGATGATGGAGGAACGATACCCATCGATAGCTAGAGAACGGCTAACGAGATATCTCTGGCGTGTAGAAGACTCGATGGTAAAGGATTCGCCGCCACTTACAGAAACGCTATTCGAGATGCAGAAGTACATCAGCAGGCAACCCTTGGTCGATGGGAATACCTACTATGAATTCGACAATATAGGGATCGACTTGCTAACGAAAGCCAGCGGTCTCGATCGAGAGACGGTAGAGAACTTCTACATCCAATGGAAAGCGGCAGGTAGTGATGCCAAGAAAAATATCGCTACGGAAGCGAGATCAGCGGGTATCATAAATCTCGAAGATATCGACCGTTTGCGACAGACATATATGGATAGCTACTTCAATATGAGAGATGCCGCAGCACAGAACTTACGAGGAACAGAGTATCAGACAGAGAGAGAAGGTCGAGCGCTTATTGAGAGCATGCTCGCGATTCTAGACAAACGCTACAGCACCAATAAAAAGCCCTATAGTCGACGGGCACAAGAGGCATTTTCGATACTTGAGCGACATCGTAGGGGCGATAAGCTGATACCGAATATGACGGAGTTCGTGATAGCTGTCAGTGAAGGCACCACCTTGGAGCCATGGCGAAAGACTTCAGAAGAAAGAACGCTACCAAGAACTAAGGTTACGGCAGGGGCTATCCTAGCGCCTTGACTTTATTTTAAGACAAAGTCGAGACTAGAACCGAAGGAGTAGGAAATGGTAATGACAACGGACCCGATCAACGAAGAGCAGCCGGAACAAGCTGTTCCATCAACCACGTTAGATCTAGGTGATGCCGATGCACCTGAAGAGCAACGGCAACCGGAAGAGGTACAAGAAGCTCCAGTCGTAGAAGCAGGACCGACAGAGGTAGTCCCTGGGGCTCCGGCTGAACCAGGGGCACCAGCCCTCGATGAAGATGGCACTCCGTCATTAGACCCTCCGCAGGAGATGCTACCTGGCAATCAAGTACAAGAACTCGTGGAGTTGCAGCGCCTCCGACAGGCGAATGCCCAGAAGGAATGGCAGCAGCAACTCATGCGTGAAGCTCAGACGGTTGAGCGCAGGGCACAGGAACAGGGTGCCGACCCACAGAGTGCTCGACTGGTAGCTAGGCAACACCTCGCTCACGCACAGAAAGCCAGAGACCAAGATGCGAAGGCTCTCGACCTCGTCGGTTTCGTAGAAGGCAGGAATAATGCTGCGATGCACTATGCACAGAAGTACAACCTGCTGCCTAAACAAGCGCTTGCAGATATCCAGGCTCTGACGAGGAGCAGGACTCCTCAAGAGATGGATATCGAAGCTAAACGTATCGCCCAATTCCGCTCTCAACGAGCGGAGATAGACAGGCTGAAGCAGGGCCGTGTCGGACCGCAGACTTTCGACAATAGTCAGGGATCGGCGGAGGTCACGACCAATCAGGACCGTTTGCTGGACGCCTACATCAACGGCGATAGGTCAGAGGCGGCAACAAGGGCCGCACGACGTTTGAATTTCGGGAGTTAAAGGAGACTTCCTATGGCAACGACCGCAACGACTGGTAATCTCGAGAATGCTCAGAGGATCATCCTTGCTTCGGCGAGGTACACCGAAGAGCACAACGCCCCTGCACTAGCTCTTATCGAGCCATTCAGCCTTCCAAAGGGTGCCAAGCAGGTAACGGTGCCCAAGGTTGGGCAGATGTCGATGAGCGACCTTCAAGACGGTATCGATATCATCGATGAGGAAGACATCGGAATGACCACGGTAGACCTCACCGCATCCGAGGTGGGAGCCAAGGTCATCTTGACCGACAAGCTGGTCCGGCAAGCCGCAGACAACGTGTTCTCCATGATCGGCAGACAACTCGGGGACGGCATGGCCCGCAAGAAAGACGAAGATGTGCTGGGCCTCTACACCAACCTGAACGGCGGGACGAAACTTGGTGCCGCAACGAAGTTCATGAAGGCGTCCAACGTCCAAGCTGTGATCGCCTACGCAAAGGCCAACAAGTTTGGGAACCAACTCTACATCCTCCACCACCCAAACGCAGTTGCTTACCTTTCCAAGGAAGCTGCAACGGTGGCCTCCGCGGTGACCAACGGTATTCCTCATGGCTGGTCTGAAGATCTCCTCGGGAACTTCTGGAGTGGCCTTCGCCCTATGAACGGTGTCTCTATCTTCGAGGATGGGAACATCACCGAGGACTCTGATGGAGACGGTATCGGTGTCATCGCTGACAAGACGGCGATGGCGTCACTGACCAGTGTTGATACCCGCACTGAGCGTCAGCGAGACGCATCCCTTCGGGCAACCGAAGTGGTGATGACTGCGGACTACGGAGTATTCGAGCTTGATGACAGCCGTGGAGCAGGCATCACGTTCGATGTCACCACACTCGCCAGTAATAACTAGGATCTAGGAGTAGGTCTTGGCAGGAATAACAGAACGAAACAAGATGCAGAATGAGTTGGTAGGAATAGGCTACTCATTGAGATATATAGACGAGTGGCAGCCAAAGACCATACTGTACAGACACAAAGCTTCTTATTTCGCAGAAGGAGGGATCGCAGATGGTGTGGGAACCTTCATAGAGAATGTTCCCGGCAACCCCGATTACGTGATGAAGAAGTCAAAGATCGGCTTATTCACCTGGCCTCCTAGCGATACCTGTGAATGCCAATGGTGCAAGGAGCGAGCGGCGGTAGGGACACCTGCCGCCCCGACTCCCCAGGAAGAACCGGAGCCCGTAAGAAAAGGGACGAGGCAGATGGGGCCTCACTTCAAAGCTAGCTAGGTGTAAAGAAGGCCGTGCCTAGCGATATATCAACAACGGCGTTCACAGGACGTTGAACCTGTAGAAGGAGAAGATATGGCATTCCCGACGACGGCTTACTTGTGTTATGGACCGGAGAAAGTTGAGACTTCTGCGGCGAAGCAAAAGCAGGCAACGCGTGCAATGCTTCCTGAT